ATGAAGTGGACAGATTCTTAGAATTGTACAAGAAAGGTCAGAGAGCTTATCCCATTGCCAAAGCGTGTAAGAAGGATGAGATCCTGCCACAAGAAAAAGACAAATGCAGAATCTTTTATGGCAATGCTTTTGCATTGACATATTTGGTGAGAATGTACTTTTTGCCTTTATCTCGCTTCATGCAGATGAATCCAATTGTATCAGAATGTGCTGTAGGAGTGAACTGTCATTCAACGGAATGGAAGCAATTGACGGATTACATGGTCAAATTTGGAAAAGACCGTGTATTTGCAGGAGATTATTCGAAGTACGATCAACGTATGCCAACACAAATGATTTTGGCTGCGCTGAGTATTTTGATAGATCTAGCAAAGGAGTGCAATTACACTGATGAAGACTTGAAAGTCATGCGTGCTATGTGTGGTGATCTTGCTTTCGCCTACATTGCGTATGATGGAGATATGATTTCTCTAGTTCAAGGAGGACACATCAGTGGTAATTCGTTGACTGTTGTCATCAACAGTATTGTGGGGTCGCTGAATTTACGTTGTCACTATTTTTATGAGTATCCGGAGGAAAAGGACTCATTTCGTGATCACGTTGCGATCATCACTTATGGGGATGATAACAAGGGATCAGTTTCGGCTGATAGGCCAAAATTCAACATTAAGCGATGTTCAGAATTTTTGGCTAGGTACGGACAAACTTACACTATGCCTGACAAGGAAAGTGAGCTTGTGCCGTACATGAAGGATGAGGAGGCGGAATTCCTGAAAAGGAATTCGGTCTACCATCCAGCGCTGGGTTATCCAGTAGGAGCGTTAGCAGAAGATTCGATTTTTAAATCTTTACACAATTACGTGCGAGGCGCGGATTGTGAGCTAACAGAGGAGGATGCGTGTGCACAGAACATTGATAGTGCATTACGTGAGTGGTTCAACCATGGACGTGAAACATACGAGAAAAGACGTGTGCAAATGCAATCAATTGCACAAGCCACGGGTATATCTCATTTGTGTTCGCGTCTGGATGTGAACTATTCCACTTGTTGCAAGGAGTGGAGAGAAAAATATCTTGCAAAACCAGGTGACGCTGGTTGCTAAGGCGAAGCAAACGTCACGTGTATATATGGATTACGTGTTTATATGATAGATTGCATAATGTTTTGTAAATAACGCTTTGTACATTTGGACTGTCCCTCTCAAGGGATACCCGTATTTACGGGAGGTTGGTCACCATACATGTTGCATATATCCGCAGGAACCATGAGCCGGTTAACCTGTAGGTGATTAAGTAATGGCTTACTAGTAAATTAACAACAATAGAAGAGGCGTCCGGTCGAGTAACCTCTCAAACAACTACATTTTTCGACCAAACACCAAGTTTTGAGCAGATGATTCGCTCAGAACGTGACGTAACGCGAGAAGCAGCGCAAATGTATGATGCGCCTTTGCAAGACTTCTTTTCGCGACCATTAGTCATAGCAGAGTTTGAGTGGGCACAAGGTGCCACAGGACTCGCGGGGCAGACATTTGACCCGTGGGAGCTTTTCTTTACCAACCCTAGGGTTGCTAATAGGATTGCAAATTATTCTCTGCTGAAATCGGATTTGTGTGTGAAGTTTGTCATCAATGGTACAGGTTTTCATTATGGAAGAATGATTGCTTCCTATTTGCCACTTGATACCGCTGATGATACAACTAACCTCTTTTCGAGATTTAATCCATTGGATTTTATCTCGTATTCGCAGAGGCCCCACATTTATCTCGATCCAACGCACTCCGCAGGAGGATGCATGCGTTTGCCATTTGTTTGGCATTATGATGCTTGCAACATTCCAAGTGAGGAGTACAATTTGTTGGGAAGGATAAACATGGGTATTATCACACCTTTGAAACATGCTAACGGAGCCACAAACCCAGTTACTATTACTGTGTATGCGTGGGCCGAGAACATGACTCTGTCTATTCCTACTACTCTTGAGCCTGCATCGATTTCCCCACAAATGGGATTCGAACCGCAGGCTGGAGATGAGTATGAAAAGGATGGAGCGATTTCAAAACCAGCATCAACAGTTTCACGCATAGCAGGAGCGTTGTCGAAGTTTCCGATAATAGGTCCTTTTGCGCGTGCAACTGAAATTGCAGCAGGTGCAACTGCAGAAGTTGCGAGACTGTTTGGGTATTCACGTCCAGTGGTTTTAACAGACCACTTGCACGTGAGGCCTACATATGTTTCGCAATTGGCACCAACAAACATGACGGATACAGTCACAAAATTGACCGTAGATGCCAAGAATGAAGTCACAATAGATTCCAGAGTTGTAGGACTGGACGGAACTAATGAGATGGACATTCAAGGATTGGCGTCAAAGGAAAGTTATTTGACTAATTTCACATGGGCAGTTGGAGCCGCACAAGACACCACATTGTTCACAATACCGGTAACACCGGTACAATGGGCTACAGATGGAGATGGAATTTTTATGACTCCATCTGCGTGGTGCGCGTTGCCATTTAAGTGGTGGCGAGGAAAGATGAAAATTCGTTTTCAAGTTGTCTCGTCACTATACCATAAGGGAAGACTGAGAATTCAGTTCGATCCTGAGGAATTTGGCAACAAAGAGTTCAATGTTAACTATACGCATATTGTTGATATTGCAGATGACAAAGATTTCACCCTTGAGTATGGGTGGGCATCCGAAAGGCATTTCCTAAAGACAGGAGATGTGTCAGCTGCTACTGATTCATTTACGATAGGTGCTAATCATCCCGTTGATCTGGAAAGATACAATGGGCAGATTCGTGTACTTGTCTTGAATGAGTTGACAGTACCAAACACGGATATCAACAACGACGTACAAGTCAATGTGTTTGTTTCATTTGAGGACTTAGAACTCGCTCAGCCTGATAGTACCAATATTTCAGAACTGAGTTACCACATTCCAGTAACGGAACAAAGTGGATTTGAGCCTCAAGCAGGGTATGAACCCCAAGCAGGTTTACAATCGGATATGGAGATGACAACACAGCCATCTGCTCCTGAGCAAACAGTATCAAAAGATACCACAGCAAAGGAGATTGACACGTCCGATCCTACCTTTCACGTTTTCTTTGGAGAGGTAATAACCAGCTTGACCCAGATGTTGAAGAGGTATAATTATGTTGAGTCTTACGTGTTGAACGACTCGGCGGCCAACGTGGAAAATTACATGAGCAAGGTAAGTAGCTCTATTCCACCATTCTACGGCTTTAGTGCAACAGGAGTGCACCAGACTCTAGCCGGGAATGATTTTAATTATACCAATAACACATATCTAAATTGGGTGATGCCCGCTTTCACTTGTTGGCGGGGGTCTATTAGACGCAAGATTTTGTATGACCACGCAAATGCAGCAGGTGCTAATACTTCAATGTATGCGCATCTGTTGCCAGAAGACGTGGATTATGCTATTGCGAGAACAGAACTTACGCCGAATGCATCAAATTCGACGTACAATGATTTCTACAGAAGTTTATATGACAATTCGTTCAATGGAGCGGCAATTACGCCAACCAACGAACAGCCATTTCTGGAGATTGAGATTCCGTTCTATACTAATAGACGATTCTTTAATGCTAGAAGTATCGACAATGAGAGAAGCAACACGCCATCCACTTATTACAGAGTGGTGGCATATTCTGAAGCTCCATTCGATGGTCACAGACCAGTGATCAACGAGTTTATAGCAGCAGGAGAAGATTTCTCACTGAGTTACTTCGTAGGGATACCAGTGGTGTATGAACAAACACCACCGGCACCCTCCACAACAGCATAATCCTGGCGGGGACTGCCAGGTGGGCGCGAGCCCGGGCGCTACAAAGTAGTGCATACTATTAATTTGGACCGTGAGGTTTGGATGAAGTCGCAGGTATGCATTACGATGCTCCTGTTATTTCTGATTTTACTCACGAGTCCCAAGTTTCTAGTGTGGAAGCCCGAACGCACGTTAAGCGACAAACGAAGGCAGATAGATGAAAGTTGAG